CGTCTCTGGTTTCCTCATCACCATTTACAGTTGGCCTATACCCGACTACCATACAGGTTCTAGTCGCGGGTCCCAGCTTCACATTGCTGGATGGTACCGTGGGTCCCGGCTTCTCTATTCCTTGGCGCTTCATGGAGCACCTCGGTAAACCTCACGTGACGCAGATACGAGTGGAGGATGATGAGTATTTATTTCTTGATGCTATATCCTTCACCACAGGCTTGACCTTTTTTGAAACCAGCGGTGGTGTGGATATGTATGAAGGCGATGGAGTGTTCGAGATTACGTGGAGTCACGTGGTCTTCAAGAATGGCACCGTCGTTCATCAGAGCGCCGACACGCGCACCTATACAGCCGCAACCGATAGCTGGGACGATAACACTTCGGTCTTCACGTTCTATCCTACTGACGGCCATCGACTTGATGAAGGAGACTTCTTCATCGGCACGCGGATCGAGGAGCAGATGGGGCTCGCTGCCGATTGGGCACCTCCTGATGTGCCGGTTGCATTTAGGAATCTGCCTACGATCTACAAGCCCGCGGTGTTCACGGCGGATCACCACACGACGTTCACCTATTCGATCCCGGTTCAGAACCGCGCACTCGATGTGGGCGGATACTTCATAGGACAGTATCTTGGCAAACTGTTCTATGTCTACCCCGTGGTTCTAGCGGGAGACCCGAAGCCCACGGCATTCGGAGTGCCCGTTGATCAGCCGACTGCGACACCGGTTCAGATCGATCCTGATTTCGTACATGTGCGAGTTCGGGAGCAGATCACTGCACGGGCGGAGTTAGCATGAGCGGCATCGTCAACTTCAAGGCATCGACTACCAGCACGGCATTCATGCGCTGCAATGCGCGCTTCCGTGTGCTCTGTGGCCCGTTCCGTTCGGGCAAGTCCGTCACCTCCATCGTGGAGATCGTGCGCCGTGCTAAGGAACAGAAGCCCGGCAAGGATGGCATCCGGCGCTCGCGCTGGGCCGTCGTGCGGAATACGATGCCACAGCTTCGCGACACGACCATGAAGTCATGGTTCGACTGGTTCCCCGACGGCTCCTGTGGTTGGTGGAAGGAGACCGGCAAGACGTTCTATCTGGAGTTCGGCGACGTTAAGGCCGAGGTGATGTTTCGCGCGCTCGATGACGCGAGCGACGTGAAGAACCTGCTCTCCCTCGAACTGACCGGCGCGTACATCAATGAGGCCCGCGAGATACCGCGCGAGATCGTCGAAGGTCTCGACGGTCGGATTAACCAGTACCCTCGGATGTCCGAAGGCGGCGCGACATGGGCCGGTATCTGGGCGGACACGAACCCGCCCGAGGAGAACAGCTATTGGTGGGCGATGCTCGAAGGCGTGGACCCGGATAGCGGCGAGGACCGGAAGAACGACTGGGTGATATTTAAACAGCCGGGAGGCATGATCCGCGCGGCCGAAGGACAGCCCTACGACCACATTATGAAAAACGGTTGGCGCATCGTGGCTAATCCGAAGGCGGACAACATCGAGAACCTGCCGAGCGGCTACTACACGACGCTGGTGCGCGACAAGAGTGATGAGTACGTGAAGGTCTATGTGCTCGGGATGTACGGGCAGGGCAAGTCCGGTAAGCCGGTGCACCCGCTATTCGACCCGGAGCTTAACGTGGCGAAAGAGATGTTGCGCCCGAACCCGAAGCTGCTCCTCGTTATTGGCGCGGACTTCGGTGGCACGCCCGCGATGACGCTCAAACAGCAGGACCCGCATGGTCGGGTGCTGACCTACGACGAGATCGTGACTGAGAAGACCGAGGGCTTCGGGCTCCAGCGCGCCATCAACGAGCGCCTGAAGCCGCTGCTCCGCAACAAGTACGCGGGCTACAACATCCGGGTGACCGGCGACCCGTCCGGCAACACGGGGGCCCAGACCGATGAGAAGTCCTGCGTGGATATCTTCAAGCAGTGCGGCTTCCGCAATGTGAAGTTCGCGTACTCGAACAACCCGATTCACCGGCAGGGCGCGACCGATCACTTCCTGTCCAAGCGGACCGAGATGGGCGCGGCCTACTTGATCAGCCCGAACTGTTCTTACTTAATCAGGGGCATGAAGGGGGGCTATCATTGGAAGATATCCAAGGCTGGCGTGACCAGCCCGGAGGTGGATAAGAACATCTTCTCCCACGTCTGCGAGGGCGGTCAATACGCGGACATGTTTTTCTTCAAGGGCGACAACGAGCCGGAGCGCGAAGACGCGCGGAAGGAATGGCTGCGCCAACTGAACAATCGTAAGGGCGTGTACACGAGGAGGTCCTAATGGCGGATGATACCCAACCGGTCGTTCCGGTGATCGACAAGAACAAGATGGCTAATCTCGGCCAGAACCTTTTCCTGCGCTACGGTCAGTACCAGAAGGACCGCCGGGAGACCGAGATTCAGTGGCTGAAGAACCTGCGTCAGTTCCGCGGTATCTACGACCCGGAGATCGAGCGGCGCATTCCCGAGGACCAGTCGAAGGCGTACCCGAAGATCACGCGCACGAAGGTCGTGGGCACGGTCGCGCGTCTGATGGAGATGATGTTCCCGCAGACCGAGAAGAACTGGAACGCGATGGCGAGCCCGTTCCCCGATCTATCCGAGGGCGATCTTCAACACGTGCTCGACACCCTGACCGCTGACTTCCAGTCGCAGCAGAAAGACCCGTCTACCATGACGGATGACGATATCGAGGCCGCGATCAAGAGCTTCGCCGATGCTAAGGGGGAGAAGATGTCCCTCACGATGGAGGACCAACTCGACGAGATCGAGTACATCACACTCGCCCGTCGGGTCGTGTTCAGCGCCGTGCTCTACTCGGTCGGCGTGCTCAAGGGCCCCATGGTGCAGATGCAGAAGTGCCGCACATGGACGCGTAACTCCATGGGCAAACTCATCGCGACCGCGGTCGAGAAGTTCATGCCGTTCTATGAGTTCACGAACTGCTGGGATTGGTACCCCGACCTGAGCGCGAAGAACTTCAAGCAGATGGATGGTTCCTACTTCCGGCACCTGATGTCGCGCAACCAACTGGCCGAACTGGCTAAGCGCCCCGACTTCGATAGCGAGGCGGTGAACCTCTACCTCCGTGCGAATCCTTCTGGCAATTATAAGGAACTTTGGTGGGAGACCGAGATTCGCTCGCGCGGGGATCGCAAGAACCTGACCGAGATGACCGGCCGCAAGTACGATGTCTGGGAATGGTGGGGATTCGTCTCCGGCCACGATCTTGCTGCGTGCGGTATCGTGGTCCCGCAGGATAAGCTGGAGACCGAACTCGAAGCTAACCTCTGGGGGATCGACAACGTGCTCCTCAAGGCCAAGCTGAATCCGTACAACGCGAAGATTCGCCCGCACCACGTCTTCATCTACGAGGAGGACGACATCAACCTACTCGGCGTGGGCGTGCCCCAGATCATGCGCGACAGCGCGCTCGCCATCGGCGAAGCCGCGCGGATGTTGCTGGACAACGCGAGCGTGGTCTGCGGCCCGATGCTGGAGATGAACCAAGACCTGATGACGCCCGGCCAGTCGCTCGACATCCATGCGTTCAAGGTCTGGATGCGCGAGGGTACCGGCGCGGACGGCAACACCCCCGCGGTGCGGAACATCACGATCAACAGCCACATCCCCGAACTGCGAAGCATCATCGATCTGTTCATGCAGTTCGCGGATACGGAGACGGCGCTGCCGCCTTCGGCGTTGGGCGACGTGACCAAGGGCGGCTCGGAGGCCCTCCGCACGCAGGGTAACCTATCGATGCTCATGGGTGCCGCCGCTCTCCCGATCCGCGACACCGTGCGCAACTTCGACCACTTCACCACGAGCTTCATCTCGTCGCTGTACCAATGGAACATGCAGTTCAATGACGATGAGACGATCAAGGGCGACTACTGCATTATCGCCCGCGGCTCGACCTCGCTAATCGCGAAGGAAGTTCGCGGCGTCCATCTGGATCAGTTCTCGACAACGCTGACCCCGGACGAGCGCATTTACATCAGTACGGAGAAGATGCTGAAGGAGCGCATGAAGGCACGCGACCTGCCGCTCGACATCCTCGCCGGTAAGGAGGAGGTGGAACGGAAGTTGAACGAGCAGGCTCAGACGGCTGCTATGACGGCACAGAATCAACAGGACCTCATCAAGTCTGAAGTTCGCAAGAACATCTCCGGCGCGTTCAAGGATTTTGCGCTGGCGCTGAAAGCGAACACGACTGCTGGGGTGGATACATTCACCGCTATCGTGGAGGCAATCGCCAATGGAGAAGATAAGGGGGCAGGAACAGGAACTCCGGCAACTGGTACATCAAAATAAGCACGAGGCCGGACTTCGTGCACTGTTTGATCTGGCCCAGATCAAACGAGAGAAGGCGCTACAGCAGTGGCGTGGCGCGTCGGGCACCGATCTGGTAAAATACCAGTCAGAATATAACAGCATGCAGGGCATCATGGATTTCATCTTGAAAGCCCCGCAGGAATTTACGGCTCGACCGTCGGCGGCAGTCCGCCCCGACGCAGCCGAATAACCAAAGGAGGGGGAGATGACTACCGAGACAGCGGCTCCGGCCGCAGCAGTGACGACGCCTGATGAGTTCGACAAGGCGTTCGGGGAAGCGATCACGGCGATAGACACCGAGACCGCAGCCGAAGCGAAGCCCGCAGCGGCGACGGAAGCTGCACCCGCAGCCGCCGCTACGACGACTGTTCCTGCCGTTGCCCCGGCTACGACCGAAGGCGGAACGACCACGACGCCCGTCCCAGCTACGACCGAAGGTGGCACCGCTACTAGCGAGGCCCCGGCGGCACCCGCTACTGGGACTGAAGCTGCACCCGCCGCCGCAGCCGCTGCTCCTGCCGCCGACGCCCGCCAACTGGCGGACGAGGCAGCGCGTAGGGTCGCCGACGAGAAGACTCAGCGGGAGACCCAAGAGAAGGCCGACCGCGACGCCGCGGAAGCACGGGAGATCAAGGACCCGGTGCTTTCCGCCGAGGACGTGGCGCAGTTCGAATCGTTCCGCAAGGAATGGCCGGATGTTGCTAAGGCTGTCGAGAAGATGTCGGCGCATGCCACCGCGCAACTCGAAGCGAAGTTCGCTCGGTCGCTAGTCGCCATCGTGGAGAAAGTCTACGGCGACATCGCTCCGCTCGCCCAGTCGGTCTCGTCGGTCGAGGGTACATCGTTCAGGTCATCCGTATTGGAGAAGCATTCCGACTACGATACGGTCTTCCCGAAGTTGGAGGGCTGGATCGCTGCGCAACCGCCTTACTTGGCGCAAGCGTATAAACGGGTGTACGATGAAGGCAATGTTCAAGAGGTCGTCGATCTCGTGAGCAGGTACAAGACATCATCCGGTGTTCAGCCACAGTCGCCGACCACCGTGCCCGCCCCCGCCGCATCAACCCCCGCCGCGCCCGCAGCGCCCGCAGCATCGCCCGCGACTCAAGCAGCCGCAGCGGCGCTCGCGCCTGTGACTTCGAAGCGGAGCACGCCGACGAAGCAGGGTGAAGACCCGAACGATTTCGACGGCGCGTTCGCCTCGGCAGTGGCCGACATGAAATAGGAGGATCACTCACATGACGATCAGTCACAACAACATCGCCGCTGCACAGATCGATCTCGAAACCAAGAAGCTGATCGATCAGTTGCTGACCTACGTGGATGCCTCAATCCTCGTGGGCGGGCTCACTGCGACGGCCGCGGAACTGAACACCCTGCATGGTGTCATCGCGGGCGTGGCAGCGGCATCGAGCGCGGTCGTGCTCGACGCGAACAAGGCCGTGGATACGCTGGG